TCAGGTGGCGTTGACCCATGCGGTTCCGTTCCACACGACGACACCCGACGCGGCCACCCAGCCGGTCCCGTTCCACACCTGCACCGTCCCCGGCACCCACCCCGTCCCATTCCACACCGTGCCCCCGGTGGTCATCAGCAACGAGCCCGTCGCGGACCACGTCGAGGTGGTCCCCGCGGCGGCTGTGACGGCGTTCCTCGCCGCGACACGGAAGTAGTACGTGACGCCAGGGGTGAGGCCCGTGATCGTCGTCGTCCCCGAGGTGGTCTCCTTCGACCCGACGCCGGTCGTGAACCCGGCGTTGGTGGCGTACTGGATGACGTACCCCGTTATCGCGGAGCCGCCATTGTCGGAGGATCCTGTTATGGTCACGACCGCGTTGGCGCCGCTCTTCGTGACCGACACGAGCGTGGGCGCGGTGGGTGCCTCCGCGTAGGTCATCACCCCGGCGAGGTACCCGGAGAATGACCCGAATGCGCCCGCGATGGTCCCGCCCGCGCCGGTGTACCGGCCGAAGTAGCAGGACCCCGAGAAGTTGTACTGCAGGGTCGCGGAGCCGCCGTTGCCGAACAGGGCGCTGATGCCGAGGTTCACCTGCTGCGCGGACGACGACGAGCCGACGCCGAAGCTGCCCGTCCCCGCCGACCCGAGGGTCACCGACACGGTGCGGGATGCGCCCCGCCCCGAGATGTACAGCTGCAGGGCGGTGACGAGGATGGGCCCTTGACCGTTCGCCGCGGTCCTCCCGACGGGGATGCCGATCGACTGGCTGACCCACCCCTCGGTGTACCCGACGGACGCGTTCGGGGTCGCGTGCCCGTTGACCGCGGAAGTGGGCATCAGTACTTGATCACCACGTCCCCGACAGCAGGCGAGGCGGGCATCGCGGACGCCGTGGGCTGAACGGTGATCTTCGACAGGTTCATCTTGAGGTTGTCGGCGGCGGTGCGGTTGTCGATCTCCTGCGCGAGCTCGTCGCCGCGCTTGTTGATGTCGTCGTAGCCCTCCTTGAGGTCCTTCCCGGCGGGCACGACCCGGAGGCCCTTCGCCGCGGCTGCGTCTCCTGTTGCCATGTGTGCTCTCCTACGGTGTGTACTCGGTCCAGTCGGTGCCGACCGGGATCTCGTTCCATGCGAGCCCCGGCGCGGCGAGCGCCCACGCGGTCGCCGGGGTGTCGATGAGGCCGCGGGACTCGACGGTCATCGTGGCCTCCTCGCCCTCCGCGGCGAACACCCACGCCACCGCGGACACCACGCCGGTCTGGATGGGCGTCGCGGGCAGTGTCGCAACCAAGCTCATCCCGGGGGTGGCCGTGTAGTCGCTGAGGGCGTCGAGGGCGAGGGTCCGTCCGCGGCCCTCCGCGCGGGCGAGGACCGCCGCTGCGGCCCCCGCACCCGGGTAGGGGCGGTTCCACTCCACCTTGAGGGTCTTCGTCCCTGACGGGTTCGCTGAGTCGTACTGCACATGCGACACGCCGGCGGTGTCGTCCCACCGGTACCTCACGACGACGGAGTCGTACCAGTCCCGATAGCGGGAGATCACATCGGTGCCGGAGGTGAGGTTCTCGGCTGCGGCGATGTTCACCTGCCCGGCGACGGTGTAGCTCGCGGACTCGACGAGCCACCACTGGCGCTGCTCGTCGCAGAACAGTCGCAGGCCCGCAGTCTGCACCAGCGGCTCGAGGAACTCCCACGCGGTCGTCCCCGGCTCCCACACGAGCGGCTCCGTGTTCGCGGTGAAGCTGAAGTCCGCCGTGCCCGCCTGCAGGGTCGCCCCGTAGCTGGTGAGGACGTTCGCGATGATGGTGCGCAGCGACGCGGCGGACGCGACGTGTGTGCTGTCGTCGGTGTTCGCGACACGCCCGTCGTCGATGAGGACGCCCTCGTCGGACTCGAGCTTGAGGGTCATCTGCCCGGTGACGTGGTCGATGGTGCGCTCGCGGAGCATCAGGTCGAACGTGCGCGTCTGCGGGTCACGGACCGGGGACAGCCACTCCTGGGTGACGGTGAGAGTGATCCTGACCGTGTTCCGCGGGTCGATGGGGTCCAGGGAGGACCGGTCGTACCCGGCGGCGACGAGCGCCTCGTACACCTCCGCGTAGCTCATCCCGGGGAACGCCGCCAGCCAGTCACCCCATGTCGATCCGGGCATATAGTCTTTCGCGTCCTGCCATGACACGAACGGTGCGAGGACCTGGCTGGAGCCGATCGTGATATCCGCCTGGCAGTACGGCGCCCAGCCCTCGTCGAGGGTGATGCGGGCGTCGACGACGTCGAGGATGCCGTCCCACCCGGTGACGGGGTCCTGCACGGTCGCGGTGATGCTGTGGACGGTGATGCTCACGGGAGGATCTCCTGGAACTCGGCGCGCACCCACCACATCGTCCCGGTGCTCGTGTCGAGCTCGACCTCGATGCTCCCGGAGGACACGTACAGCATGTTCAGGGCGGGCAGGTCGCTGTCCTCGAGCTGGAGGGTCCCCGCGGCGGCGTGCGCGGCCTCGAGGGCGAGCGCGTCCGCGAGCGTCTCGCAGAGCATCGCGAGGGTGCCTGTGCGGAGCCCTGCGGCGCGGAGGGTGACCGATGGGGCGGCGGAGCCGATGATGGGGTGCAGGACGTTCCTCGCGGCCCGTGCGGACCGGTACCCGTTGATCAGGACCGGGGTGAGGGTCCCCGCCGTGTTGGTGACTGTGCTGGTCATCACTGCACCTTCTGCCCGGACCGGGTCCACCACTCGACGGGGACCTTGAGGGCCTTCGGGGCGTACCGGGTGAGCGCGGTGTCGTCGACGCTGAGCTTCACGCTCACGGACTTCGGGGCGTCCGCGACGGCCTTGTTGCGCTTCTGGACCAGGTCGAGGTCCCCGGCGGTCTCGCCCTTCGCCTTCGCGACCGTGCTGCGGTACAGCTCGGCGCCGTCGACGGACTTCTTCTGCTCCCCGTTGAGGTTCTGGTACGTGGACAGGTACCCCTCGAGTGTGGTGAGGCGGGTGCCGTCCGTGTAGGTGCCCTCCTCGAGCTTCCGGTTCGACTCGTCGATGAGACCATTCAGGACGTCCTGCACCTTGTTGCGCTCCTCGCCCTTCTCGATCTGCGCGAGGATGATCGTCTCCACGTCCACGCCGAGGTCCTTCGCCTGCTGCCGGAACGTGGCGATCTTCTCGGGGTCGCCGGTGATCGCGGAGATCGCGTCGATGCGCTCCTCGTCGGTGAGCCAGTTCAGCCCCGACTCGACGAACGAGTCGTACATGCTCTGCACGCGCTCCTCTGACGCCTCCGCGTCCTCCTGGAGCTTCGCGGTGAAGATGCCGATGCCCGCGGCGAGGGCAAGCCCGGCAGCGGCCCCGATGGGGCCGAAGCCTCCGAGGGCGTTCGCGGCGACCTCCTGGAACCCGCCGGCGATGTCCTCCGCGGAGCCGGAGAACGACGCGGCGACCTCCTTCGCGGTGGAGTTCGCCTCGCCCTTGAAGTCCTCGACGCCGTCACCGGCGCGCCTCATCCCGCGGGACATGTCATCGCCGACGCCGTCGCCGGTCTGCCGTGCCTGCTTCGCGACCTCCTTGAGGTCGTCGGAGACCTTCTTCTCGAACTTGTCGGAGTCCCTCACGACGTCGTCGAGGGAGTCGGCGACGTTCTCCAGCGACTTGGACATGTCCTTCGTGCCGGTGACGAACTCGCGGGTGTTCGCCCCGATGTTCACCTCGAGCGCTCTAGCCATTCCTGCCCTCCAAGGCCTCCGCGGTCGCACGGACCACCGTCTGCGCCCACAGTGAGAAGATGCGGGGGATCATCCGGTTCGCGGCCGGGTAGAACACGTACCCCTGGCGGCGTCGGGGGCGCAGCTGCCGCATGGTGCGCCGCCTCACCTCGAAGATCCTCTGTGCCCTGCCGCGGGTCATCTTGCGCCTGCCGAGGTACTCGGTGTACTTCTCGGGGTTCCCGCCGAACTCGACGGCGGCGTAGTGCCGTTTCGGGTCGAGCCCGCCGGCGAGGGGCCTGCCGACGGATGCGGAGCTGAGCTTGATGTTCTGGTCGGACACGGACGCGCGGGCGGTCGCGACGAGGACACGATGCTCGACCCTCGTCTCCGCCTGCTCGAGCATGGCCCGCTGCCACTCCGCCTGCCCGAGCCTCTTCGTCTGCGCGCGGATGTGCTTCGCGATGTCCCTCGGTAGGACCTTCACGGCGCTGATGACGGCCTGCAGCTCCCGTGAGCTGCGGGCGTCGATCTGCACCACCACGGGCTTACAGCCCGGGCACGAGGACGGGCTCGTCCGATCCGAGGGTGACGGAGGACACGGCGATCGCCCCACCAGTGCCGCCGATGTTCGGGGCGACGAGGGTGAGGTTCGCGGTGAACGAAGGCCCCGAGCCGGACTGCGGCTTGAACTCCGCCGGGACCTTCGCGCCCGCGTTCGCGAGGAGGTACTGGCTGAGGGACCCGGCGGTCTCCCAGTCCTGCGCGAACGTGATCACGCACGACCACTCCGGGGTGGAGGCGACCGTGTGGGTGTTGTTCCCGAGGCCGGTGAAGCGGACGATGTTCGTGGTGTTCGTGAACTCCACCGACGAGCACGCCGCCTGGTACTCGTTCACGGCGATCTCAAGGATGACGTCCTTGAGGATGAAGGGTGACACTGTGACGACGGCCATTATTCGGGGTCCTTTCCGGAGAGCACTTCGAGGTTGATGCGGTACGCGATGTTGGAGACGGGGTCTCCCCAGCCGACTTTCGTGGCCTCCGTCCAGCGGAGGTTCGGGAGGTCGTCGAGGGCGTGGAGGACGTTGTCGACGGCGTCGTCGAGGGAGTCCTCCCGGCGTGCCGGGTCGGTGGACGGCTCGATGACGAGGGCCTCGAACGTGACCATGTGCGCGCCTCCCGGGACCTCCGGCGCGTGGGCGATGGTGATCTGGTTCAGGATGACGGTGACCCGCTCCAGGCGGTCCGTCTGGTCGGCGTACGGGATGATCGTCCACGTCTTCGGGAGCACCGGCCTCAGCCACCCCTCGAGGTCTGCGCGGACGGTCATCAGGCCACCGCCGGGGGCCAACGCTTCGGGCGGAGCATCTGCTTCACATGCCAGTCCAGGGGCTTCGGCTGGATCGCGAACCCGTCCGACCCGATCTGCCCGTTCGACCCTGCCGGCGCGGTGGCGTTCCACACGTTCCGGGCGTGGAGGAGCTGGGCCTCCCTGTAGGAGATCGGGATGACGTCCTCGGCGGTCAGTGCCGGGGCGTACTCGATGACGGCTGTGCGGGCGATCTGCAGCAGCCCGTACAGGGCCACGTCGGACGCTGACGCCTCACGCCACCCGGAGCGCGCGGACGCGAGGGTGTGCCAGCCGGTGCGCTCCTCGACGACGATGCGGACCGGGTCGAGGATGATGAGGAAGTCCGAGCCGACCAGGTTCACCTCGAGCTCGTAGATGCCCGCTGCGGCGAACGGCAGCGCGAACTGCGCCCGGATCGAGTAGTTGATCCCTGCCGTGTACGGGATCGTGACCGCGTCGGGGATGAGCTCCCCGTCCGGGCCGTACAGGTAACCCAGGGCGCTCGTCACCGCCGGGGTCGGGGTGTCCTGGTAGAACTCGTACACGGTGACGAGGCGCGGGCTGACCTCGTCGACGAAGAAGCTGATGCTCTCGACGCCCGGGTCGAACTCGACCGGGTTGCGGCCATCCTCGTACACGATGCGGGCCATCAGGATCCTCTCGCTCAGGAGAGGGCAGGTGGGACATGTGACCCACCTGCCCTCGCGGGGTTACGGGGTGTACGGGGTGATCAGGACCAGGCCGTCGGCCTTGTGGATGAACGTCCCCGCGAACCCGATCACGTTCGTGTCGATGCCGCCCTTGACGGTGTCCGGGGCGGTCACCCGGATCGGCGTGCCCGGGAGCTCGTACACGTCCACCGCCTCACGGGCGCCGACGAGGACGTTCCCCGCGGTCAGCGAAGCGTGCGGGCGGATCGTGAACCCGTCGAGCGACCCGGACTCGAGGCTCAGCGCCGACGTGAGGTACGTGAGGACGGTGTCGCTGCCGGTCTTGAGGGTGGCCTTCCACAGTGCCGGGGCGACCAGCGCGAACGAGGGCTGCGCGTTGTTCGCGATCAGCTCCGTCGCACCGTCGATCAGGGCGGAGATCCCCGCGCCGACCGTGATCCCGGTCGGGTTGTCCGCCTCGATCGTCTCCGCGACCGCGAGGATGTCGGTGAGGACCTTCGCGTCGACCCACGCCGCGTAGCTCTCGGCCATCGCGGCGAAGTAGCTGTCGAAGTACCCGGGGGTGTTGAAGATCTCGTGCTCGATCGCGTGGTCGTGACCGCCAGCCCACCCGGCCGCGGTCATCGTGTACGCCGCGGTGACGGGGGTGTTCGAGGGGATGTTGGCCTTGTTCCCGGCCCATGCGGCACCGGTCGGCTTCGTGGTCCACTGGAAACCGGACACGGTCCGCGCGGTGAGGTCCTTGTGCCCGAACAGCGGCACGATCTTCTGCACGTACGAGACGCCGGCCCACATCTCGTCGACCCACTGGGGGACGTTCGCGTGCGGGGTCACGGAGCCGGTGCCGTTGTACTTCACGTCGGTGAGGGCGAACAGGCCGGACTCGGTGGTCAGGCCCTCCTGCAGGCGGGCGAGCATCGCCTGGTCGGCCTGCCCGGCCTTCGCGGCGTACATGATCTGGAATGCCTCGCGCTTGGTGAGCGGGGCGTCCGTGGTGACCGCGCTGGCCGCCAGGGTGTTTGGAACGACTGCGTCGGTCATATCGGATTCCTTCTGTGTGAACGAGACGCTCTCGGCGTCGGGGGTGTGGACGATGACCTCGTCCGGGGTGGATGTTGCGGTGAGCTCGAGGACGCCGTCGACCGGTTCCAAGGGGTCCGGCGTGACGGATTCCGTCACGGGTGCGAGCTCGGCGTACAGGGCGGCGGACTCGAACGCGCCCTCGGTGACGAACGCGGCGCCGAACAGGGCACCGGCGACAGCCCTCGCCCCGTCCCGCACGATGCCCTTGATCTCCGCCGACAGCCTTGTGAGCTTCCCGGTCTCGATGTCGGTGAGGAGCTGGTCGCCCTCGTCGGTGTCCGCGATCGCGAACGTCGCCACGAGGCCCGCGTCGGTGTCCTCCAGGAGCGTCGCGCGCCCCCGTGGGTCCTCCCGGTTGTGGGCCACGTTCGCGCCGATGACGGACGGGTCGCGCGGGATCCTGAGCACGCCGCGGGGGAACTCGATCGGGCCGATGTTCGACTTCCGCGACTGCTCATTCCACGGCAGCAGCAGGCCCCGCACGGTGCGGTCATCCCTGCTCGCCAGGAGGGTGCCGCCCTCGATCAGCGCATCAGTCATATCAGTCCTCGACAATCGGTCCGGTGGGCGTGGGTAGGTTCTGCTGCTCGCTACGGTCGAAGCGCACCCGTGTGCCGCGCGGCACGACGTCGTCCTGCGAGAGCCGGTGCTGGATCGGGTCCATCCAGAACGGCAGGTCGAACTCGTAGAAGGAGTTCCTCTCGCCGTCCTTCGTCGTGTACGTCAGCGAGTCGATGGACGCGGTCCCGTCGAGCATCGCCGCGCGGATGTTCGCGAACTGCCCGATCGAGGTGACCACGGCGTTGCGCGCCTCCAAGTACAGGGCAGGGTCCGCGACACCGTACTCGGCGAGCGCCAACCCCGGCGGGAGGTACCCGACCGCGCCCTCCTGGGAGCGCCTGGCCGCGTTCCACTGGTCCAGCAGCGACGTGACCTCCTCCGGCTCGAGGCTGTCGTCGGTGGTCGCGGAGATCACCACGAGCGGTGCCGGGTTCCTCACCCGTGCGGCGACGGTGTTCTCCATGTCGCGCGCCTGCCGGAGGGTGCGCCTCCCGACGTTGAGGAGGCCCTCGAACGGCGAATTGAAGAAGATCACATCCTCCGCGGACACCGGCTCGCGGACCGTCGACCCGGGCTCAGCGATGAGGATCCTGCCGTCGCGGATCTCCCACGAGTCCATCGGGACGTATGCCGCCGTGAGTATCTGTCCGAGCGATCCGCGGGTGAGCCGCCACAGCGAGTACCCGTAGAAGAACAGGTCGTCGACGGTCCACGCCATCCGCTCGTACGGGGACACCGCATCATCCGACCGGTACAGCCACGTCGGCTGCTCGGCGGTCTCGCCGGCCTTGTCGTACGCGCGCAGCGGCAGCGGGGAGATCGCGGACACGAGCAGGTTCCGGGCCTTCGACACGGCGGGGATCGCGATCGCCTCACCGCGCGAGAGCGGGAACTGGTCGAGGATGTCAGCGCCGATCAGGTCCGACAGCACGATTGTGCTAAGCGTGTCGGGGCCGTCGATCCACGGGGACTTGATTCCGAGGTCGATGGAGGAACCGACGGCCAACAGGTCGCTGGTTCGCTTGCTGGAGAAGATGTCGAGGAATCCCATACTTGGTATGGATTTTCCCAGAGCCGACTCGGTCGAGTGTGGGGAGGCGACGTGGAAGAACTTTCCACGCGGACGTTGACAAGTTGTCAACGCGCGCATCGGAGACGTGTCCAAGTTGGACACGCGTACCGACTCGAAGAAAGTGCGGAAATTCCGCACTTTGGGCGGAACTTTCCCACTTGGGAAAGTTGGCCGAAGTCAGGCGGCGAACATCTGCGGGATCGGCTTCCGCGCCCTCGACTCATCAAACGTCAACAACGCCATCGAGAACGCCTCCACCGCACTGATGTCGTCATCCTCCGACCCCCGCCCGAAACCCCACCCCGACACACCGATCTTCCGCTTCCGCGCCACCAGCACCGACGCCGTCAACTTGTCCTGCCCGTAATGCCCCACGTTCCCGTCGTTGATCTCCTTCACCAACAACGCCGCCGCCGTCGTCACCGACTTCGTGGTGAACGGCACCAGACGTTGCACCCGCGCGGCCTGCAACGCCGTGACCTCCGCCAGCACCGGCCCGAAGCTGTCATGCGCGACCTTCACCCGGTACAGCCGCGCCAACCGGATCACCTCCGGCGCCAACCACCGCACACCCTCCCGATGATCCAGCAACAGACCCCGAGCGCGGCCGTCCTCACGCCACGCCGCAACAATCGCCGCAGCCGACTGATTCGACGACACCGAGATCCCCAACACGAAATGCGCTGGCGGCACCGGCAACGGCGCATCCAGATCGCACGCAGCCCACCGGTCCGGGCGGACGATCCCCGTCGACGCCCCCAAGTCCTCGAAGATGCTCAGATACTCCCGCAGGAACTGCCCCCGGCTCAGCTTCCGGAAGTTCCGCTCAATCGCGTCCACCGTCGTCAACGTACCGATGCCCGGATGCGCCGCCCGGACGATCGGCTCCGTCATCTCCCACGTCTCAATGTCGTCGACGGTGATCCCGTCCGGCGCGGAGTACTCCACGATGCCCGTCCCCGACACACCCTCCCGGCCCTCCTCCAACGTGTCCCACAGCAGGTTCCCCTTCCGGTACTTCGCCGCCGTCCCCGCGATGATCACCTGCGCCCCCACCCGCGTGTCCAACGTCGGCAGCGCACCCGACAGCAGGTCCTCCGCCAACTCCGGCGACGCCTCCCCCGCCTCATCCAACAGGATGCAGTCGAACGCATCCGAGCGGAACGCCTCCCCGCTCGGCGTCAACACCTGGAACAGGGACCCGTTGTCGAACACCACCCGCTCCGACCCAGCAGCCTTCCGGATCGTGAACGGCCGCTCCCCCGGATACGCCCGCTCCAACGCCGGCACAATATCCTTCAGGAACCGGTCCCGGGCCTTCTGCCCCGTCGTGCACATCGTGTACCCGACCAGATAATCCTCACGCTCCAGGCACCGCCCCAGCAGCAACGCGATCAACGTCGTCGTCTTCGACGACCGCCTCGGCATCAGCACCCCCACGAACGGAGACACCGGCACACCCTCAGCATCAGCCGCATTCACCGCATCCGCCGTCAGCAACTGCTGAGGATGAACCACCCTCAACCCCAACATCCGACAACCCGCCAGAACCTCGCCCCGATACGCCTCACTCCCCGCAAAGCTCGACACGTGCACCGGCGGCACATGAGAATCACGCACCACCTCCCAATCCCCTACAAAAAAAGGCTGCTTGAGAGCCTTCGGCGGGGGTTGTGAGGCATCGACAGAAAGCTCGCCATGATCTTTGAACTGGACGGTCATTCGTGGCTCTCCGTGGCTGTGGTGGCGTGTGGGGTTACCATGCGGGTTTCTCTGTGCGTCTGCGGTTGCGTGCGCTGGTCTTGTGGCCTCCGAGTGAGCCTCCGGCTTTGCGGTTGCAGCGGCGGTGGCTGACGCCGATGTTGGCCATGGTGTTGGTGCCGCCTGCGCTGAGTGGGATGAGGTGGGCGACGTCGAACTGCTCGCCGGGTTGGACTATGCCGGTGCATGTGCCGTGGTAGTCGGCGCAGGGTTGCGGGAGTGAGGCTCGGAGGATGGGCCGCATGCGCTTGGTGAAGGCCAGGTATTCGTTGGACCTGTGCAGGCTGGTCATCGGTGGCCTGCCGATCGGTGGGCGATGGCGACGAGGGCGCCGTCCTCGAGGTCGAGGTATGGGCCGTACTGTTCCCCGCAGGTGGTGCAGACGATGACGCAGGTGACGCCGGACCAGTCGATCCACACGGGGCCGATCCAGAGCCGAGGTGCTTTGCGGGGTGGTTTGCCCTGTGCGCGGCGCCTTGTCTCGGCGTTGCGGCGTTTGGTTTCTTTGCAGTCGTCGCAGCGGCAGCGATGATGGCGGTATCCGGATGGTGTGCCGTGCCAGGCTGCGACGTCGCTCATGCGTTCGTGTCTCCTGTCAGGTGCGGGCATTCGGCGGCAAGGCATACGTCGTTAGTCTCGTAGAGCGGCTCGGGCCACCATGTGTAAGTTGTCCCGATCAGGGTTGACAGTTGGAGTATCCCTTGTCGGTAGAGGCCACGCACCCGTCGCGCCTCGCTCATGCTGACTCGGTCCGGTACACGAAGCGGCTGTCGCGGGCTGGTGCCTTGAGTTGGTTCGCGATGGTCTGCGGGCTGAGTCCGTGCACGGCGGCGATGGCGTTGTAGGACTCGCCGGCAGCTCGTCGGCGTTCCATGTCCGCGAGCTGCTCTGAGGTGACTTTCGAGTTCACGGCCGTTGGCGGGATTGTGAAGATGCCGTGCGCCCTATCGATGATCTCGACGACGTAGCTCACGTCGATGCTGTAGCAGAGTCGCGCGAACTTCAGGTATGCGTCGAGTTCGACGCCGTAGTGTGCGTTTATCCAGTTCGCGATGATGGGTGGTACGGCATAGCCGCGGGTGTTGCTGATCGGGACGGGTTCTGGGAACGTGACCAGTTCGGCCAGCGCGAACGCGAGGACTTTCTTCGATGTCGATGCGAGGATCGCAGATATGGAGACGAGTTGGACTCCGCTCATGGTCGCGATCGTGGTCACCGGCATTTCGTCGAAGTAGCGCAAGGCTAGGACGAGTTGCTCGCGGAGCCGAAGAGTGCCGATGAACTCTGCGATTTGCGCGAGAAGGCGTGATGGTTCTTGACGCAGGTGCAGTGTTGTGCGGAGGAGGTCCGCGTCGATGGGACGGTCGGATGCTTCGTCGGTGAGGTCGTCGAAGCTGTTGTCTGTGAACGCGTAGTGGTTGAGGTAGTCGTTGACTCGCCAGTCGACGCTGTTGTTCACGAAGTAGAACAGCTCTCGTTTGTCGGCTGGGTCGTGGCCGGTCTTCGCGCACCATGGATGCCAGGCGTCGCTGGCTTTGATGAGGCCATCGATTGCGGCGCCTTTGAGGTCGTCCCAGGTTGCTGCGCCGCGTTCCATGACGGCGTAGCGGTATCGGGAGATGACGCGGAGCTCGGCGTACGGGAAGTACTGCTCGATGATTTGGTCGCGGTCCCAGATTTCGCGGTTCAGGGACCAGTCCGTGCCGGATTTGAGTATCGAGGTGCGGTCGGTTCTCATCGGGTGTGCTCCTATCGGGTTAGTGCTGCATCCAGTCGTCCGGGTGGATCCGTTTCGGGTTCGCGACGGTCAGCTCGGCCGGGACACGGACGTCTCGGCTACGCACGGTCAGGTGCTGGTTGCGCGGATCCTCCTCGATGGCGGTGATGAGCGTGCCGAGTTTCTCCGGGTCGCTCATGGCCCGCCCGATCGCGACCGTGTCGGCGCCGCACACGCTCCCCCACTCGTACTCGTAGCGACGGAGCAGGAAGCTCCTGCCCCGGATGGCGAGGTCACTGCGGATGCGCTTCACGTTCTCGATGATGTGCGCCGGCTTGAGGTAGTCGGTGGATTCCTTGAGGTGCAGGACGTGGGCGGCGACGCAGTCCTCGTACTCGAGATCCCCGATCACCTCGGTCCAAAGCTCGACGACGAGGGCGTCGACCTGACGGTTGTCCGCGACGTTCACGCGGGCGAGGAACATGGCTACTTGCTGCGAGTTCACGAGATCTCCTTCTGCGGCTGCTGCGGGACGAGTGCGAGGATCGCGCGTGCCCGGTCGGTGGGTGTCGGTCGTTGCGTCGTGGTGCGGCGCTGGGTTCTCTCGAGGCTTTCCTGATCGGTGCGCAGCCAGTTCCGCCACGCGGCGACCCAGTCGAGCTTCGTGGCGTTCCTGCCGGTTGATGACCGCCAGTGGTCTATGAACTTCGCTGTTGCCGCTTTGCCGTCTACGAGCGGTGTGTGCTCTCTGGCCCAAGCGATCATGGTCGGGGTCACTTCGAAGTCGTCTGGGATGCGTGAGCCGCGCTTTGCGGCGCCCACCTTCCGGTTAACTTCCTGTTTAATTCCTGTTGGTTCTACTGCCCGCTCATGGTGAGCCCCACTTTTGTGCACAGTGAGCCCCACTTTTTGACGTGGTGAGCGGGGCTCACTGTGAGCGGCGCTCATGGTGACCGGTACTTGTGCGGGCTCATAGTCGTGGTTGAGGGCGTACTCGTCATTGCTGCGATAGCCTCCCTTGACCGTCTTCGTCCGCGTGATGATCCCTGCCGAGACCAGGTCACCGAGTGAGCGCTTCACCGTCGCGATGCTGAGTCCCGTCATCGAGGCGAGCTCCTGCTGGCTGGGGAAGCAACGCCCCGTCTTGCCGTTCCGGCAGAATGCCAACGCGACGAGCACTGCCTTCGGAGACGCGACCAGATCGACGGTGTACGCCCACTCGGTGTCCTGGACTGCCATCTAGCTGCCCGCCTCCTCTGCCCGGATGATCGACCGGAGGAAGGCGAGGCCGACCGCTTCTGCCTCCTCGTGGGCGACGTGGAGGTGGCGGGCGCAGAGGCTGATCTCCGCGCTCGCGACCTTGGGCCACTGGCAGCCGTTGTTCCTGCCGATCACGGCGGCGGTGCAGAGCCCGCCGACTGGCGACGAGCTCATGGTCATCGAGGTTCGCATCAGACGGCCTCCAGCCTGGAGTTCAGGCGCCGCACGAGGTTCGCCGCGTCGCGGAGTTCCTCGATCAGGTCGTCGATGCTGGGGATCTCGGTGGTGTCGGTGATGACGATCTCGACGAGCCACTCCGGGCTGTCCTTATACCGCGAGAGGAATACGTTTCCGGGGGCGGTCGTGAGGCCAATGAAGATCTCGTCGAAGTCCTCGCGGTGGGTGATCGGTGGGATTTTCATGACTCCACCGCCTCGTTCTGCACGAACATGAGGGCCCCAGCGGCCCACGCCAGGCCCTTCGCGGCCTCTTCGAGGTCCTTGACGTTGTCGAAGACGACCGCGTCGTGCGGTCCAAGCCACACGTAGATCTCGACCGGGCCGCGGGCGATGATGCCGGTCGCGAGGTCGACGATGTCGTCGCGGCGGATGTCGGCCATGACGGAGTCGAGGTCGACGGCGTTGTGCTTGGTCCAGCCGAGGAGCAGGGTCCCCGGCGGCGTCATGGACGCGCCGAAGTCGGAGTCTTCCTCGGTCGCCCAGATGGGCATGGCCGCGAGGATCTGGGCTGCGCGCTCCTCGGTGATGCCGTGGTCGAGCTTCGCGCGCTCCATGCTGTAGTAGTTGCCGGTGGTCGCTGGTAGAGTGGTTTCAGACATTTCTTGCTCCTTCAGGGTTGGGGATGATGCGGCCGCGAGTTCCAGCTCGTCGGCCGCTTTTTCGTTGTCGGTGTTCATGGTCATGCCGATGCTGCCTTGTGCTCCTGCGTCGCGATCCACTCGTCGACGGTCTCCTGACGCCACCGCACTCGCGATCCAACGAGGAAGCCAACGGGCATGTCGGCGCCCTCGGACCTCCACCGGTAGATCGTCTGAACGGAGACGCCGAGCTCAGCGGCCACGTCGTGGACATCGAGGTATCTCGACTTCACGGGTGCGGTGTCTCGCATTTGGTTCCCTTCTCAAATTGTGCAGGTTTCGCATGTTTACCGGGATGGGGGGTGCGATCCCTGCGCTTACTGGGGCCGACTATACGTGGCAATTTGACAGAGTGCAACTAGGCAAAGAAGGTTTCTAGTAGAGTGCAGCAATGGCACAGAAGACCGAACCCGCGTTGGTCGGAACGCGCATAGCCGAATATCGCCGGCGGCAGCGGATCACAGCGGACGCTCTCGCTGCCCGGATTCCCGCAGAATCGATCACGCGCCAGATGATCGTCAACGTGGAGACCGGTAGGAAACGAGACCTTACGGCGACAGAATTGGTGCTCATAGCGGCAGGATTGGACGTTCCGCCTCTAGCGCTTCTCGTAGATCTTGACGAGCCGTTTGGCCCGCTCCCGTTCGACGGCCTGCCTGAGCCGTACGCGAGCATGTCCATCGTCGAGTACCTCTTCGACTCGGATGCCCTTGAATTCGATTTCTCCGGCGTCTCCCACGGCTTCCTCATATGGGACATCGTCGACAGCATGAGGCAGATACGGGAGCTCGAATCCGCCACTCGTGAACTCGATGCGATTCTCACGATCCGCCTTCGGGGGTACGGACCTCGTCCGGATCGCAGCACCGTGGTCAACGCTCTCAGCGGTGGCGAGGTCATGTTGATCACGAAGCGCGACCTTCGTGAGGAATCGATCCTTGCCCGAGCCGATGAGCTTGCGGACATGCAGCGCGAACTCTCGGCGCGCTATACCCGTTCAAACGTTGAAAACGACCTGCCTGAATGGTTCGTTCGCCGCGTCACGCAGGCACTCGAACGCGCGCAGGACACGGCAGACAAGGCACGACCGAAGGATGACAAGAGTGCCCCGGCCGCGGACTCCGATTAGCTCCCACGGGATCATCACCGTGCTCGAGGTCGAGCCGGGGAAGTGGCGCGCACGGACCCGGTACCGGTTCGAGGACGGCTCCCTGCGGCAGGTCGAGCGGTTCGCCCCGTCGGAGTCGAAGGCGAGGACATCGCTGCGCAAAGCCCTGACCGAGATGCAGCTCGCGGCGACCGGGACCACGACCTCCGCGACGACGCTGAGGGTGCTCGGCGAGCGGTTCCTCGACTCGAAGGCAGGCGACCGGACCGCCGCGGCGACGTATGCGGCGTACCAGCGGACGATCGAGAAGAACATCACCCCGCGCATCGGGAAGCTGTCGATCGCTGAGGCGACACCGGAACGGCTGCAGGGGTTCCTCGACGCTGTGGGGCGTGATCACGGCCCGGCGTCCGCGAAGTCGTGCCGGAGCGTCCTGAGCGGGATGCTCGCCCTCGCAGTCCGCAACGGTGCTGCTCGTGCGAATCCGGTGCGTGAGCTCGAGCGCATCCGCCAGAACCGGGCCGGCGCGGTGGCGCTGACACGGGAGGGCCTCGACTTCCTGCTGACTGCTGTGCGGACGGATGCGCGCCTCGCGGATCTCGACCTCGCGGACGTCGTGGAGTTCATGGCCGCGACCGGATGCCGAGTCGGTGAGGCCCTCGCGCTGCGGTGGGACGACGTCGACCTCGACGCGGGGACGGTCACCCTGAACGCCACAGTCGTGCGTGTGACCGGCCAGGGGCTTGTGCGGCAGGAGCACGGGAAGACCGCTTCGAGTGGTCGCACGATCGCCGTCGCCCGTCACCTGCTCAGCGTGCTCACCGAGCGACAACGTGCGCACAGCACGCCGTTGGTATTCCCGACCGTGCTGGGGAACCTCCGCGACCCGCAGAACACCGAGAGGGACTGGAGGCTCGCCCGTGAGCGCCTCGGGCTCGGGGACGTGAAGCTGCACGCGTTCCGTAAGACCGTCGCGACGCTCCTCGACCACGCGGGGCTGTCCGCGCGGGACATTGCCGAGTACCTGGGGCACAAGAACCCGTCGATGACGCAGGACCGGTACATGTCGAAGACCGCGGGGACGTCTCGTGCGGCGACCGCGCTGAGCGACATCGTGACGTGA